TTAATATTGGACCAGGAGTTAACCCAAATGGAACATTAACAGGAATAGTTGTAAATCAGACATATAATCCTCAAAATGATAAAATGATATTAGTTGCAATGGGAATTTTATTAGATGGTTCTTATAGAGAAAATATTCAACCAGCTGGAGTATATGATTATATTGAAAAATATACTAGAACAACTGGTAGTGCTCCTCCTGGACTATATTGTTATAATTACGGCATTCATTCCAATAATGCTGATTTGCAGCCATCAGGCGCAATAAATATGAGTAGATTTAATCAAATAGAATTGGAATTCACTACAATCATTCCACCATTAGACCCATTGGCTCAAAGTTTAACAATTTGTGATCCTGAAACAGGAAATATTATAGGTATAAATAAACCAACTTGGCGTATTTATGATTATAATTTTGATTTGTATTTATTTGAAGAAAGAATAAATGTTGTAAACTTTATTGGTGGAAATGTTGGGCTTATGTATGCTACATAATTTTACTCCGTTTTATATAAATTAATAATAATAATAATATATATATGACACATTCAAGAAAAAGACAAAAAATCTTTAGGAAAAAAATGTCTATTAGAAAACGCCGCACAAATAAACGTGGAAACAAACAACGTGGAAGCGGCATATTAAATGATGGAATAAAAGGTTCTATGAAAATTGGAGATTTAAATATTAACTATATCAAAAAATGTAATCCAGGAAAGGTTATGTGTGATAAAGATGAAAAAAATTATGCGTTATGTGTTAACGATGTTTCTGAATGTGGCAATGTAGATTATGATTATGAATACTTACCCAAAAATCCAAATGATCCTTATGGATTTATAGAAGTAAGTGGAAGTGAAAGAAATCCAAAGGGTGTTGAAAAATTTCATATTGAATATGATGAATCAGAAAATTCAAATTTAAGTGAAGTTGAAGGTTTACTTAGTCGTCAATTATTGAAAAGTGATGTTGATTTACAAGAATTAACTGGTCGTTATAAATTTTATACTCCAGAATTTCATCCTACATCATGTTATATACAAAAAAAACCATCTGTTAGTGCTACATATAATGATGCAGGTGAACTAGCGACAGTGCCTAATACATTCCGAATTATAACTCAAAATGCACTTGGATTATACAGAGGTAAATCAGAAGATTCTCTAGACATGAATGACCCAAAAGACAGAAAAAATAAAGGTATTTTAAATATAATGCGTTTACGAACTGCATATTTGCGCAAAGTGTTAAGAGAGATGGATTATCCTGATTTTATTTGTTTCCAAGAAATGACAACCACGTTTTTTAACATGCTTTATACAAGAGACATTTCAAATGTATATGGAAATGTATATCCTACATTAGATGAATTCGACCAATTATTGAAAAATGGTTCAGACGCAACAGTAATGTTAATATCTAAACATCCAGCAATTAAAACAACAACATATCAGCTTCAAGGAAATTCAAGTTATTATAATGCATTAGGAGTGTATGAATTTAATAATCTAATTATTTTCAATTGTTATTTACAAGCGGGTTCAGAAATATCTCCAGGTCAAAAATATGCTTGGGAAAATTATTCAAGATGTAGAAGACAACAGCTAATGTTTATTAAAAAAATAATAGAAGAAACTGGTTCTGGTAAGGCAGTAGTTGTTCTAGGAGATTTCAATTCAGAGCTTAATGCACTTGGTTATGAGGGAAGCCCTAAAAATTTAGATAAATGGTCAGAACTTAAATTTTTGGAAGATTTGGAATTGGAAGATTCTTATAGAATTAAAAATCCAGCCAATCCAGGTTTAACAGAAAATACAGATGTAAATACATTAAGATTTTTGGGAAAATTGGAAGAAAAAGCCCTTCGTTATGATGGTATATTTTATAATAATAAATTAGTGCCACAAATTAGTGAAGTTGTTACTGATAAAGGTTTGCCATTAGATAATAATATTCCAAATATATTGTCTGATTCTGGAATTGAAAATTATAATAAAGACGAAATAAATCAATTGTATGAAGAAGCCATGGTATTCATTCCTCCATCAAATAACGTTGAAGCAATACAAAAGAAGAAAGCATATATTGAAAGACATCCAGGATTAAAAGATGCATATGAATTATTTGTGTCAGACCATTTTGGAGTGATGACTGAGTTTAAGTTTAATTCAGCTGGTGGAAAAAGAAAGTCTCGCAAATATCGAAATAAAAAACGCGTAACTAGACGCCGTTAAATTCTTTAAGTTGTTTTCTATAATATATTAAAAAAGAACTTAAAACCGCAAACAACTTTTGATTCTAAGAATTCGACGCGGGAGGAGTTGTTTGGTAAAACATCCCCGTTGCACTTATAGTTGTTGGATATTTTGGTTCATAATGTGATAATTTGCTATCATCTGGTATGTCAGTAGAATCCGATTCTCCAATATTATATTTATCACGTGATTCTTGTCTCTTATTATATAAGCCCAATCCCTCATTAAATGATTTGGTCCAATTATCTTCGCCATTATATGTTCTTTTTAATTGGGACTCTTTTGAACCTGGATATGCCTCTTCAAAATTTTGGCGATGATTATTGTAACCTGTTGTTAATGGACTATATTGCAATTGATTCTGTCCTAATTTACCTCCGTCATCATATGGTTCTACGTCTTTTGATATACAATCATTTTTTGGTGGCGGACCTGGATTACAACCTTGACAATCTATATCAGAAGTGCATTGTTCTCTAGTTATGGCACACTGTGATTTTGGACCACAAAAATTTTTACAACTAACAGTATCATTTATTGGTAAATTCACTGTATGGCTATATAAAGGCGAATTGATGTCATTATAGTTTATCAATGAATCTTTTGGATAAGGAATAATCATTTGAGAATATTTTTCAAATTCAGTTAATCCTTCTATTAAAGGACATAATTTATGTTTAATTAAACTATTACCGTATTTTATTATTATCCAAAATAAAAATAAACTTAAAAAAGTGTATAATATTGTATATTTATAATTTAACATATATATTATATACTTTTAAAAAAAAGTATAGCAAAAATAATTATCAGATATTTTAATTCATTATTTATCCAGGAATTTAATATATATTTATTATAACTAATGTCAACAGAAGATACCAGTGCAATTGATGATAAAAAATCAGAAGAGTCAGGAGAGAAATCTAAAGATGATTTTAAGGCTTTTATTAGCAATTTTATGACTAGTATTATACTTACTATAGGAGTAACCGTATTTATCATTGGAGGTCTTGGATTATATACTACAAAAGTAGTTCAGGCTAATGTTCTTCCTGATAATATAGAATTGGCGCCATTTACTGTTTTTGACCGTGTTGTAAAAGATATGCCAATTGATATTAATGTTATGAGACCATCCTTTTTTTCTGAAAATAAAGAAACCATTTCTCAAAAGGCAATATTCCAAACAAAAGAATATCTAGATAGTTTTAGTAATGGAATGATATGTAGTCTTAAACAAAATGCTGATGTAAATTCTGGATGGTTTGCAAACATTCCATTATTTTTATCAACTGTTTATGATAATATAATTGCCAAAAATTTTTATTTTATGAATAATGTATTTCTTTATTTTAGCTATTTACCTGAATCCATTATTATGCTTTTATATGCCATGTTTGGTATATTTATTTGGATTGGATTGTATTTTTGGAATGTAGCAATTAGTATTTTTTACCATTTTATTAATATACCTAACATTTTCAGAAATTCTGAAAATGGAAAATGGGAACCTCAATCTGATATTTCACTTTTACGATTTTCCAAATTCCTTTTATTCTTTTTTATAGGATTGCCAATTGGAATCATATCGGCATTTGTATCGCCACCCATATTTACATTATATAGTTTGATTTCACCTTTATATGCAAGATATAAAATCCAAAAATCCAACAAAACATTTACTGTTACAGATTTTATTAGAGATACATTTAGCTATAAAAAATTTTTCTTCTTTGTTCTTACTACAATTAGTCTAATATATAATGGTGTTAATTATTTATCTCCTTATTCATTAGTCGGAATTGCCATTGCAATTGTTTTTGCTTATATCATGGGATTATATACTAACAAAATGCCTGAAGAAGGAGTTGATGGCTTTTCTGTTAAAATTAGACAAACTGTTAAACAAGCAACTGTTGAATCGATTAATTCAGCTAATCCAAAATTAGTTGAAATTTGTAAACCAATACCCATAGCAGATGCTGTCTTAGAAGATAGAATTAAAAGAGGTTCTTATAGAACCAAAACTGATTTAACTGCTTCAAATGAGGATGCAACAATCGATGATAATGCAACACCAGATAATAATGTAACACCAGATAACAATGTAACACCAGATAATGTAACACCAGATAATGTAACACCAGATAATATAACACCAGATAATAATGTAAATGATAACGTTCGTGGCGGAAATGATAGTAATTCAATAAGAAATAAAAATACAATTACAACAGCTTCTTTACATTCTTTAACTAACAAAAAAGCATTGGAAACTAGATTAGAACAATTAACGAAACAATTAGAAACAAATCCACGTTCTCAAAACACAATAACAAAAGAGATTAATGAAATTAATAATCAATTGAATTCATTTGGACAACAAGGTGGAAAAAAACAGATAATAAAAAATAAAAAATATAATGTTAGATTGATTTAATTATATATCCAATGTTAAAACTTAAATATAAACACAATTTTATATTTAAATAATGGGCAAAAATAAAAAGAAACAAAATATATTACCATTTGTTAGTTTATGCACTCCAACATTTAATAGGAGACCATTTATTCCTTATATGATAAAATGTTTTGAACAACAAATATATCCAAAAGACAGAATTGAATGGATTATTATTGACGATGGAACTGACCCTATTGAAGACCTTGTAAAACATATTCCTCAAGTAAAATACTTTTATTATGAAGAAAAGATGCTTTTAGGTAAAAAAAGAAATCTCATGCATAGCAAATGTTCTGGAGATATTATTATTTATATGGATGACGACGATTATTATCCACCTCAAAGAATCTCTCATGCTGTGGAAATGTTACAAGAAAATCCAAAATTTTTATTAGCAGGTTCTTCAGAGATGCACATTTATTTTGATTCTAAAAATATGGTATATCAATGTGGTCCATATAAAGAATATCATGCAACTGCCGCAACATTTGCATTTAAAAAAGAATTGTTAACTCAAACCAGTTATAACGACGAAAAAGCGTTAGCTGAAGAAAGTCAATTTACAAAAAAATATACTATACCTATGATTCAATTAGATACCCTTAAAACTATATTGGTTTTTTCACACAAGCATAATTCATTAAACAAAGAGAAGTTATTAGAAACTCCTGAACTAACAAAAATAATACCATCTCGATATACTGTTGATGATTATGTAAAAGACCCTATTTTAAAACAGTTTTATCAATTTGATATGAATTTACTTTTAGAAAATTATGAACCTGGAAGACCTGAAAATAAACCTAAATTATTAGAACAAATAAAACAAATGGAAGATGATAGGAGTAAGAGGCAATCAGAGTATTATAAAATGATGGAAGCACAGAATAGAGCGTTATCAGCATATAATAAAGGAACTATAAACCCAACCATTGAAACTCTTCGAAACGATTATGAAAAAAAATTATCGGATAAAAATATAATAATAAACGAGCTTCTTAAAAAGGTGAAAGAACTAACAAATGAATTGAATCAATGTAAACTTAAATCAGTGTAAACCTAAACCTGTGTAAACCTAAACCTATTTTCGCAAAA